TAACGCATAAAAAAATAGTTTACTATTGCTGCGAAGTCCGCACAGGCAAAACAGCGATTGCGTTGGAAACTTGTAAACTCTTTGGAGCTAAAAAAGTATTATTTGTGACTAAGAAAAAAGCGATTTCAAGCATCGAGAGAGATCATTTTAATTTTGGTTATGAGTTTGAAATTGTAATAATAAACGATCAAAGTTTACATAAAATTGAGGATACCGATTTTGACTTAGTCGTTTCGGATGAGCATCACAAATATGGAGCGTTTCCAAAACCGAATAAAGTCGCTCAGTTATTTAAAAAGCGTTATTCAAAATTGCCAATGATATTCTTATCCGGAACGCCAACTCCGGAGAGTCACTCGCAATGGTTTAATCAATTTTGGGTTTCCGATCATTCGCCTTTTAAACAATATACGAATTTTTACAAGTGGGCTGTCGATTATGTGGACGTAAAAGAGAAACGCTTAGGCTACGCGGTCATAAAAGATTACAGCCAGGCAAATGAGCAGCTTATTCGTAGAATTACACAGCACTATATTATAACTTTTACACAGGCTCAAGCCGGATTTACAACGTCAGTTAACGAAATGATTTTAGAATGTGAAATGCAACCGATAACAAATCTAATAATTAACAAACTTAAAAAGAATTTAGTCGTCAAAAATACCGACGGACAAGTTATTCTCGGAGATACTGGGGTTAAACTTATGGGAAAAATCCACCAACTAAGCTCCGGAACTTGTAAATTTGAGGACGGAACTTCAAAAGTAATTGATTACTCAAAGGCTGAATTTACTCTCGAAAAATTTAAGGGAGTAAAAATTGCTATTTTTTACGTCTTCAAAGAGGAATATAACGCTCTCAAATCAGTTTACGGAGATAATTTAACAAACGATGTCGAGGAGTTTGACAATACTGATAAAAATATTGCTTTGCAAATCGTTTCCGGACGTGAGGGAATAAGTTTAAAGAATGCAAAATACTTAGTCTATTATAATATTGCTTTTAGTGCAACGAGTTACTGGCAATCTCGCGACAGATTAACGACAATGCAACGACAATCAAATGAGGTCTTTTGGATATTTAGCAAAGGAGGGATTGAACTTGACATTTATAAAACGGTATTAAAGAAAAAAGATTATACTTTAAAAATTTTTAATCAAAATAATTTGCATAGTTAAAAATTAATTTTATATATTTGTACAACCGCCAAAGTAAAGTATTTAATAATTCCCTTTTCTTTTGCGCTTGGCGGTAGCAATCGAGGAGGGTTTATTTTTTATAATTATGAAAATTAGTGAACTACCGGAAGACGTTAAAAAAAAGGCTTTATATTATCAAAGCATACAAGGAGATTTTAATGATGAAAAATCTGATCATCTCGCAGCTGCATTTGATTGGGAAAAAACAAATGAGGGTTTTGATTATTGGAATGAATGGTCTATAAAAAAAAATAACAATCCTTTAAATTACTTTGAGACAATGACAAATCCATACGTAAAAAACAATTACGACGAAAATGGAGTTACAAAGCCGGAGCAATATCAAATCGGTATCGATACTTTTGAGCGAGCTGAGTCGAACTTAAGTAAGGAGGAAATCTTAGCGATTTGCAAATTTAATATTGACAAATACAACTGGAGAAAAAAAGATCAAGACAAAGAGGATTTTAAAAAGATTATTGATTACGCCAATTGGGCGATAAAAAATTTATAAATGGACTATCTAATTGTAAAAAATAATAAAATCGGCATTCACTTATTGCCTCAGGTTGGAACTTCGGGACGTGAGTTTCAAATGATTGGAACGGCTAAAAATTTAGAGATGCCGGAGAAGTGGAGCAATCAAAAAAAATCAATGTCAAATCATTATATTTATAATTTTAAATATTTAGATAATGGAGAATTTTTTGAAATGGAGTTTGACTACAATGATAACTTTGTGAGAAAATTATGACAATAAAAGAGAAAGCCGAAAAATTAGTTAGCAATTTTTATTCTATAAATTGTAAATTAATAAAAGTAAAAAATGGTTATGATATGGGAGATAGATATAATTTAGTTATGCCTATCGCAAAAGAATGCGCAATTTTATCAATTGAAGAGCTTAAGACCTTTCACAAAGATTTGTTTTGGATTAATGAGGGGAGCTTAGCATGGCAATATTTTGAGGACGTAAAAAAAGAAATTAAGAAACTATGAAAGGCAAAAAATACATACCTAAGAACGACGACTTAATACGAATTATTAATTTTGTCACCTGGTTGCGATTGGAGTGCGATTTTAATTCAATATATCTTTGGGACTACAAAGGTCAAAATTTAACCTTAGAGGAATTATTAACTATATATCGACAAAAATATGAATAACAAAGAGGAAATAATTATAGAAATAATGGCTTGGATCTCAGTTATCACGTTAGCCGTTTCGTTAATTATAATAATGACAGCGTAATAATTTTGTCAGGTAAATGATGGAAAAAACTTGACATTTATAAAACAAATAAGATTATGAAAATAACTATTGAATGCTACGACATAACACACAGCGTTGAAACGCAAAGAGACGATTTGGATATTGACGAATATTTGCAAATCATTTACGGATTATTAATTCAGTTGACTTTTAATTCGGAAGTAATTAAACACGGATTGCTCGATTTAGCTGAGGAGATAAATAATTCAGCGATATGAAAGAACAGCAGATCCAAACTAAGATAAAAAAGAAACTCCAGGCGCAAGGGTATTTTGTAACCAAACTAATTAAGACCTCAACAAATGGCATTCCGGATTTATTAGCTATTAAAGACGGACAGGCTACTTTTATTGAAGTAAAAAAAGAAAACGGTATATTATCACCTTTACAAGAATTAAGGCTCTCAGAGCTTAAAAAACACGGCTGTATTGTCAAAGTATGGTCAGATTTTGAAACGAATTTTTAACAAATTTGTTACAAAATAACTTTTTGTAGTTATATTAATATATTTACTATATTTGTCAAATGATAAAACCGTACACAATATCGACTCAAATGTGGTTGGAACAGGAAGACGATAATCTCGGACTCAATGGCTCATTTGTGGATTTTAGAGTCAACGTCGATAGTATTGACGGATATTGGATTGAGTCTCCAGACGAAATAGTTATAATTGTTAGAGGAACGGCTTATTATATTGAGAATGAAACTCACATTTTACATTTTTTAAGTGAGTTTTTTAATCCAATGCGACTTTGATAATCCACGAACTCGCTAAAAAGGACGCTCAATGGCGAAAAATGGCTTTGCAAATTTGTAAATGTAAAGACTTAGCGGACGAGTTGACTCAAAATATGTATATTAAATTAAGCGATAGGACGACAATGGTTTCCGACGGCTATATTTTTGTAACTTTAAGGTCATTATTTTATGACTCTCTTAAAAATAACGATATTTTAATCGACGATTTTAGTAAATTTGAAATTGAAGAGGAGGAATATAACGACGGAATTGATTACTCAGAGCTTTCAAAAGACTTGACCTGGTATGAACGCACAATGTTTGAGCAATCGACGCTTATAGGACAACGAGAACTCGCTAGACAAACCGGAATACACATACAAACTATTCATCGGGTTAATAAAATGGTAAAAAATAAACTAAATGGCAAAAAGAAGGACTAAAAAAGAAATTCAAGGACTTGGAGACGTTGTCGCTAATCTAACCTCAGCGGTTGGAATTGAACCTTGCGAGGGTTGCAAAGAGAGACAATTCTCTTTAAACAGACTTTTTAACTTTAAAAAGGTTAAGTCTGAAATGACTCCAATTGATAAGGAACATTTTACTCTATTTTTAGAGGCAAAAGGTCAAAGAGTAATCGAGGGAAAACGTACTGAGTTAATTTTCGAAGACGTTGACTATTTAAACGGACTTTATAAATTCTATTTTGGCATCGACAATTCAAATTGTCCGAATTGCTCAAAAGTTCACGAAACAATTATCAAAGATTTATTTAAATTATATAGTTTTGAAACTAACTAAAAAACAACAACAAGACGAATTTTATTTATTCCTTGACGCTGTAATTGAAAACGCACCAGCAGACCTCTCAGCGAACGAAATTTGGATGCCGGACAACTTATTCAAGTTATTAAAAACAAAGTCTTACAAGGGGTTTAAAATGTTTACTTCGATGTTTTTAAAAGATAACGAGGTAATTTTAGGGAGATATAATGGAAACGCTCAAATCAATTAATTGTTTTGGATTGAAAAATGGATAAAAGGAAATTTAACGGAGGAAATTCAACGAAAGCGGTAAGGCCTGACGATAAGCGTTTAATGACAAAGTCCGAAATGCAAGACACTTACGAGAGATTGAAACCTTTTTTACCGGAGGCGATATTGCAACTCGAGGCAGCGATGCAAGCCGGAGAGAAGTGGGCGATTGAATTGTGGTTTAAATACTTCTTTGGAATGCCAAAACAAACAATCGACCAACATATAAGTATTGAGAAACCTATTTTTAATTCCTTAGACTTAGATGTTCCAGAAAACGACGGCTCAGAGTAAAATTGCCAAACTAAGAAAACGAGTTAGGATTGTGCAAGGTGGGACGAGTAGTTCCAAAACGTTTTCAATATTGCCCTTACTTATTACTTACGCTATTGAAAATCCATTTTCGGAAATATCAATAGTTAGTGAGAGCATTCCCCATTTAAAAAGGGGAGCTTTAAAAGACTTTCAAAAGATAATGCTCCTAACTGATAATTATAAGGATCAAAATTTCAATCGCTCTTCGCTTAAATATACATTCTCGAATAATTCCTATATTGAATTTTTTAGCGTCGACCAACCGGACAAGCTCAGAGGGGCGAGACGTGATATTCTATTTATAAACGAGTGCAATAATATCGACTTTGAAAGTTACCAGCAACTCGCAATCCGTACAAAGAAATTCATATACCTTGACTACAACCCTACCAATGAGTTTTGGGTACAAACGGAACTATTAAACGATCCGGACTCTGACTTTGTCGTATTAACTTACAAAGATAACGAGGCGCTCGATCCGGCAATCGTTCGAGAGATTGAGAAAGCAAAAGAGAAAGCGCTTACCTCGACGTATTGGGCAAACTGGTGGAACGTTTACGGACTCGGTCAACTTGGATCACTTGAGGGAGTCATATTCCAAAATTGGGAGCAAATAGATACCATACCAACGGAGGCTAAATTCTTAGGAAGTGGACTCGATTTCGGTTACTCGAATGATCCAACCGCTCACATTGCTGTTTACGATTACAACGGTAAAATTATCGTTGACGAATTGATTTATTCGACCTCACTTTTGAACTCGGACATAATTAGATTGATGAGACAAGAGCGCACCGCTCCAATTTGGGCAGACTCAGCAGAGCCAAAGTCAATCGAAGAGATAAGACGCGCCGGTTACAATATTAAACCGGTTGTCAAAGGTGCGGACTCAATCAATTACGGAATATCGGTATTACAGCAAAAGGAAATCCTAGTCACTAAGTCAAGCACAAACCTAATTAAAGAGTTGAGGAATTACAGCTGGGATGTAGACAAAACCGGTAAAAAATTAAACAGACCAATCGACGAATTTAACCACGCGATTGACGCTCTTCGCTACTTCGCAATGATGAGCCTGGCAATAAACAAATCGAGACGCTTAATAATTACGTAAGTTATTACGTGCATAAATTTAAATATTGTACGTAATAACGTACATTCAAAAAAAATTAATAAACAAAATCACTTTTTTTAGTTATATATATATGAGAGTAGTAATTCCAACGGATTTAAAGGAGATTAAATTGTCTCAATATTTGAGATATTTAAAAGTATTAAAAGACAACCAGGACGATGAGACCTTTGTGTGCATTCAAATGGTTGCGATATTTTGTAACTTGGGCGTGGCCGATGTTATGAAAATACCAGTTAACGATTTCGCTGAAATAGTGGAGCAATTAGCTAAGGTATTGGATCAAAAACCTCAAAGAGTTAAAACGTTTAAAATGGACGGAGTGACTTATGGTTTTATTCCAAACTTGGATAAAATGACACTTGGCGAACATGCAACGATTGACTCGTTACTCGGTAACGATGAGAATTTAAGTTTATTAATGTCGGTTTTATATCGTCCAATAACTAAAAAAGTTTCTGAGTTTTATCAGATTGAGGCATACGACGGAGACGAAAGCAAAGCGGAGTTATTTAACGATGTTAGA